CTCCTCCTGTAGGCATGGCAAACCTTGGTGTTACGCAACCTGCCGCGCCAGAGATACCACAGGCATCTCCATATGCTTCACCAATGGATTACGGGATGCAGGGGAATGCTTTTGGTCAGCCGCAAGGGATAACACAGCAGACAAATCCTGCTCTTGTTGGTATGAATAAGACAACAGGACAGATGGGTGCCACTGCCGGATTTGCCAAGGGCGGCCTTGTAAAGCCTATGAAACCGATGCGTGTAATGAAGCGTATGCGTGTCATGGGCGAAGGCAAGGCGAAGAAGATGAGTAAGGGCGGCTCTGTTGTAAGCCGTGGCAGCGGGATAGTGATTCGTATGAAACCTTGCAAGATGAGTTGATATGACAGTTTCTGGCACGAAGACATTTGAGTTAGATGTAGCCGACTACATCGAAGAGGCGTTTGAGCGTTGTGGCATTGAGATCCGCACAGGATACGACCAGCGCACGGCTCGCCGTAGCTTGAATTTGCTTCTTGCTGAGTGGGCAAACCGTGGCCTGAACCAGTGGACGATTGTCCAAGAAAATATTGCGCTTACTGCCAATAATGAATCCTACACGCTGACATCAAGTGTGATTGACATCATCACTGCTGTTATAAGAGATAGTTCTGGGATTGGTACAGCGTCTCAGTCGGACCTCACCATTGATCGCATCAGCCGCGAGATCTATCAGAACATTCCTAACAAGTTAAGCATTGGTCGCCCGGTACAGTATTTTGTGGACCGCAAGATTATTCCTGTTGTGTATGTCTGGCCAAAGCCTGACACAACCTACACTCTGGTGGTTGATAAACTGGTGCGGTTGGACGATGCTAATTCTGGTGTAAACACCATGCAAATCCCGTTTCGCTTTTACCCGTGTCTTGCTGCCGGGTTGGCGTACTACATCTCAATCAAGAAGGCCCCCGACCGTATTCAGATGTTGAAGGCAATCTACGAGGAAGAGTTTGAACGTGCTGCCACGGAAGATCGTGATCGGGCGTCTCTGAGATTGACGCCTTCTCGGTCCAACTATCGGTTGGGGTAACCCATGGGTCTTTTTGCAAACGGCAAATACGCCATTGCGATCTGCGACAGATGCGGATTTCAATACGATTATCATTTGCTGGCAAAAGAGTGGAATGGTCTTAGAACCTGCACGGAGTGCTGGGAGGCGAAGCATCCTCAGTTGGACCCGATCTTTCCACCACCTGAGCCACAGGCGTTGGTTGCACCAAGACCGTCCCGTATTGAGCCAATGGATGTACCAGTTGGTACTGACATTTTCCCGTTTATACAGTACAACCTGTTGCAGATGATTACGCAGGTTGGCGTTGTTGAAGTGGATATAACCTGATGGGCTGGACATACGCAACTTTGGTACAAGCCATTAAGGACTATACTCAGTCCGAAGAAACGACGTTTGTTGCTAATATCAACAACTTCATCCAGAGCGCAGAAGAGCGTATTTTTTACGCTGTCGATCTGGAGGATTTTCGCAAGAACGCCACGGGGACGATGACTTCGGGAAACAAGTATCTGGCAGCTCCGACAGATTTTCTGGCACCGTTTAGTGTGATGATTACGTCTTCCGGCTCTAAAATTATTCTCCTAAACAAAGACCCCGAGTACCTACAGGAGTATAACCCGACTGAAGCTACCGGTATCCCGAAGTACTACGGCTTGTTTGACAAGGACAATTTCCTAATTGCTCCTGTGCCAAACGCTTCTTTTGCTGTTGAGATCCATTATTACTATAGACCGGCAAGCCTCACGGCAGGACCTGTCACATGGTTAGCAGATAATGCCATAGAAGCACTCTTGTATGGATCTTTGGTCGAGGCGTACACCTTCTTGAAAGGTGAGAATGATCTCTTGAACACGTACAATCAACGATTCATCGAAGCTGTCACGAGACTGAAGAACTACGGCGAAGGTCGCGAGAACGAAGATACATATAGAAACGGATTAATTAGGGTGAAAGCAAACTGATGTTTACGCCAGCAATGACAACGGGTGCATTTAAGGTCGATGTTGCAACGTCGGATAATGGTGGGCATCCACCGGAGTTCTGGGCGAAACGTGCAGCCGAGCGGGTAATTCAAGTTTCTGATACGGCGCACCCTGCAATACGCGACCAAGCAAAAGCCTTTCAAGATCAAGTGGAACAGGTTATACTGTCCCATATGAAACAGGCAATCAACTGTGACAGGTCCACTGTCGGCCACATTGTTGAGGAAGCTGGACACCCGAAACTCGCCGAAATTCTTAGGAGGCCGTGATGGCATTTACTGGTAACTTCATGTGTACCTCGTTCAAGCTGCAACTGATGAGCGGCGTACACGCAATCTCTGCATCCGCCTCTTCACCTGTTCGAGCAGCGGACACGTTTAATATCGCTCTGTACACGTCTTCGGCAACGCTTGACGCCTCGACAACCGCATACTCTGCAACCAATGAAACGACAAACACGTCTGGCTCTGCATATGTGGCGGGAGGCAATACGCTTGCTTCAGGTGCTACGTCCTCGTCAGGCACGACAGCGTTTGCAGATTTTGCAGATTCGTCTTGGTCTACTGCTTCGTTTACTGCTCGCGGCGCACTAATTTATAATTTCACACAGGCGAATAAAGCTGTCGTTGTGTTGGACTTTGGCGCAGACAAAACAGCCTCCGCAGGTACGTTCACAATTATTTTCCCAACAAACGATGCTTCCAGTGCCATTATTCGCATAGCGTGATGAGTAATGACCGACGCAGTTGTAGTCTTTGAAGGATGGTCAAGAGCCTCTGGTTGGGGCTTAGATCCGTTTGGAATAGGCGCAGTTGCGATTGGCGTTGCTACAGGAAGTGCTGGCACAGCAGCCGTCACGGCAGACGCTAATGTAAGTCTTACAGGCGTTACTGCCACAAGTGCTGTTGGCACGGTAACTGTCACAGCAGATGCCAATGCCAGTGTCACGGGCGTTACTGCTACAGGTAGTGTTGGCACGACAACTGTAACCGCAACCGCCAATGTAGACCTTACAGGTGTTTCTGCTACAGGCGATGTTGGCACGGCAACTGTCACGGCGGATGCCAATGTCAGTGTCACGGGTGTTGAGGCCACAGGATCTGTTGGGGACGTATCTGTTGTTGGGACAGCAAATGTTTCTCCGATAGGGGTTGAAGCTACCACTGCTGTCGGTCAAGTTGACATCATAACCATCAATCTTGTGAATGTGGACGGTGTACAGGCAAACACAAGCGTTGGATCAGTCAGCATTGTCTTATCTCCAAGTGCCTTTGTCACAGGCGTATTTGCAACGGGGTCTGTGAGTCAGGTTCTTGTTTGGGGGCAGATAGTTCCAGATCAAATTCCAGCATGGGTTGCCATAAACCCCTCGCAAATACCTTCGTATTCTGCTATTACTCCCGCACAATCACCAGCGTGGTCTGTGATTGCCCCGGCGCAAGTTCCGGGCTATAGTGAAATCACACCAAACCAGTCTCCTGACTGGACACAGATCGCCGCTTAGGAGGCATGAATGACCAGCACGTATTCTTCCAATCTTCGTTTGGAACTCATCGGTACTGGAGATCAGTCAAGTACATGGGGAACCACGACGAATACCAACCTTGGTACATTGCTGGAACAAGCTATTTCCGGAGCAGCGGCTGTAGTCTTCTCGACAGATGCTGACAAAACCTTGTCCACGGTAAACGGAGGAACTGACGAAGCACGTCAGATGATTATCAGCCTGACATCGACCGTTGTCGGTGGTCTGACAGCTACCAGAAATGTTATTGTCCCATCGGTTGACAAGCTGTACGTCGTGAAAAACGGCACATCTGGGGGGCAGTCGATTGTTGTCAAGACTTCTGCCGGAACGGGTATCACGATCACCAATGGCGAAACGACGATGGTCTGGTGTGACGGCACCAACGTGTACTCGGCTCTGGACTATACTCCGGCTCTTACCATTGGGGCGGGAGGCTTAAGCCTACAGGGGAATTTTGTTGTCGGTGGCTCCACCCCAAGTGATGCCATAGGCATAGAGATTGACACTACGCTTGCTACAAGTACGACTACGCAATACGGGGTACTTGTACGGCCTACGTATGATGATACTGCAACTGCCAATATTTATGGGTACAGATCCTTACTGACCGGAGGAGCGGCGGCGTCTTCGTACACCACCACTAACGCATTTAACTACCGGTCAAGTGATTTTACGCTAGGAACTAATCAAAAAGTAACCGATTTTTATGGTTTTTATGGTGACAGCCTTACTGCTGCTACGAATAATTACGGTGTACACCTTAACACCGCTGCGGCGGCAGCATCCACGATAACTAGCATTGTCGGGTCAGCAGGGACGGTAACGGTTACGACCTCTGGGGTACACGGCCTCGCCACTGGCGATAAAGTTTTGATCGCCAACGTCACGGGAACGATGACATCCGGCAGTTATAATGGTGGCCCGTACACGGTGACCGTGACCAATACAACCGTATTTACATATAGCAGTGCCGCAACATCTTCTGCCCTAACAACGGGCAGCGTTGTAAAGGCAAATAACTGGAACCTTTATGTGGACGGAACTGGGAATAGTTCTTTCAACGGCCCTGTTATCTCGTCCGTATCCTCCACTCTTCCCGCCATGCGTATTACGCAAACGGGTACTGGTGATGCGTTTGTTGTTGAGGACAGTTCAAATCCGGACACTACACCGTTTGTGATTAGTGCGAGTGGTCAAGTGGGTGTCGGTACAACTTCTCCCGGTACAAGTTTAAACGTCTACAACGCAACGTCTACAATTGTTGCAATTGATGGTGATTCAGAAACTAAATTTAGAGCGTCAAGATACTCCACTGATGCCACCAAACCTCAACTTGATTTTAGAAAAGCAAGAGGAACATTGGCGTCCCCTACCGCTGTAGCTACGTCGGATGAGGCGGGTGGCATACAAATCCAAGCATATGGCGGGACAAACTTTAGAAACATTGGACGTATTGACTCGATTGTTGAGGCATATACGTCTGATTCAAACATTGCGGGTGCTTTAAGATTTTTTACTAATAACAGTTCTACTGATGTTACCGAGGCGATGCGGATTACATCCG